GGCGTTATTTTTTGATTTTCAAAAAAAGTTTCTGATTTTTTTTGTTTATTTCGGTTTTGTGTCGACATCGCGCGTTTTTTTGCCAGGTATTCGGCTCCGCGTCGTGCGTTGCATTTGTGGCATGCCGGTACCCAGTTCTCAATGTCCATTGGGTCGTGGCCGCGATCAACCTCAATCAGGTGGTCAACGGTTGTCGCCTTGGCTCGCTTGCACCAATGGCAGGTGGTGTTGTGTTCGAGGAACTCAAGCCGTTGTGCTCGATAGGCCGCGGTGTCGATGTCTCGGCGTGGTTTGCCTTTGCTTGTCATCGGGCGAGTCCGTCGCCTTTGCAGTCTGGGCAGACGGATGGGAGGCCTGCGAAGCCTTCAGCAATCACGCCTTGTCCTGAGCAATACCCACAGAGTTTTGGTTCACTACCTAAGACAGTCTGTAAGTCTTTATCCGTACTTAGTATCAGTTCTTGTTTAGACGACTGGTTTTCCGACGACTGGTTTTCCGTCGTCGGTGTGTCTCGTTTTCCCCTGAGTTTCCCCAAGATGTGCACAGCCTTTGGGTAGTCGTAGAAGTGCAGTTCTGTGGTGTAGCGGCCGCGTTCGTCTTGGGATTTGACGCGCCTGGCGTAGCCGGTGGCGATGAGCTCGTTGATGGCGGCCCTGATCGCGTCGCGGCCTTCGAGGCCTTGGCGGGCGAGTGTTTCGCCGCTGGTGCGCCAGTTGTCCGGCATCGACAGGACGTAGGCGAGTACCCCGCGGGCTCGATAGGACAGGTAAGGGTCTCGAAGGGCTCGGTTTGGGAGGATGGTGAAGTCACGCTCGATGCGTGGTGTTCTGACGATCATTGTGTTGGGGCTTTCTGTTGGGTTAATTTGTTGGGTTTTCATCGCGGATGCCTTTGAGGCGGCGCTGGATGAAATGCAGGTCTGTGGGCCGCCAAACGTAGACTTCGGCACCAGCGGCATCGAGGGTGCGGCACCAGTCAACCTGGGGCTCGCTCAGGCGGCCTTTAAGGGTCTTGAGTTCCGCGATCACTAGGCCGTGCTTCTCGTGGGCCATGATGATGTCCGGGAAGCCGTTGTGGCCCTGGACATGGGTCAACCATCGGCCGGTTGCGCTCATGCCAGGGCGAACGTGGTGCACTTTCCAGCCATGCAGAATCGCTAGGGCGATCACCTGGTCTTGGAATTGTTTTTCGCTAATCGGCCACGGGTCGCTCATTGGCCCTCCAGGCGTTGATGACGTCTTGGGCCGCCTCGATCTGGTCGCGGGCCGCCGCACGAAGCTTCAAGTGCTCCTCTAGGAGGGCGTTGTAGTCTCCGGCGAGGACGACACGAATCCATTCGTTCGGGGCGATCTCGACGAAGTGGTACGGGTCGGTGTCGGGGCGGAAAGGCCAAGGCAGGTCACTCACCGAGAGCCTCCTTTAGTTCTGCCCGCAGGCGTTCAATCTCATCAGCGGCTTCAAACAATGTCAAAACTCGTGGGTCGCCTTTGTCAATCGCCATATCTGGAATCGCCCGTAGTCGGGTCACAATGTCATCACTCATGGCGCGGCCCCGAAGTTGAGGGATGTTCCTGAATTGCTCGGCGTTTGCGGTCGCGTTCGGCCGCCAGGTCGTTGCTCCAGTCGTCCCAGACGCGCACGATGAAATATGCGACAATGGCAGCAATACCGAACTGCAGCAGGGTGGTGAACAGGGTTTTCATCAGAAGGGCTCCTCGTCGTCTGGCATAAGCATCGGCGGTAGTTCGCCGCGTTTCAATGCTTCGATCAGTTTTGCAGCGTCAGCGGAAGCCAGGTCGGATGGCAGCTGCGGCACGACTGGCGGTTTGAGTTTGCGACACAAATCGGCGATGAAGATCCGCTGCTTTTCGGTGGCGAGGCCTGACGGGCGGCTGGAGTATTGGGCGGGTTGGCCGCCAGCGCGTTGAACCTTGCTCATTTCCTCGCGGCTCGGCCGTTTGCTTGGGTCTGATCCTGCGAAACCTGCGTTAGCGAGCGCTCGACCGACTGCTGACGTTTCGCAGTTCTCAACGTGGCTAGTTGAGTTGACGCCGCGCTCCGTGACGTGCTCTTCGGCGTAGCCAGTCGCGATCAGCAGGCCGTCGACGTAGAGGCTGGCTTTGAACATGCACCACTCGTCGCCGCGGTGCACTAGGTCGGTCAGCACTTGGGTTTTGCCGTCTGTCGCTTCAAGCCACCTGGCTAGTCGGGCCGATACCGGCTCGTAGTCGTCAAGGTTGAATGTCATTGTTGGGGCTCCTTCGGTCAGGCTTTCGCTTTTTCGATCATGTCGAGCAGGTCGGCCGCGATGCGCAACTTGTCGCTGTAGGTCGATGATGGGGGTGCCAATTCGGCCGCCACAATCATCAGGGCTTCGACGACATCGGTTTTGCGGTAGATCGGGATGATGTATTTGGGCTTTGCGATCTTGGGCTTTGGCTTCGCCGCGGCCGGTGCACTTGCAGGGCGTCCACGCTTTTTTGCGATGGGCGCGGGTGCCGGTGCAAACGGTTCATTGTCTGCGTCGTCAAAATTGTCGAAAATGTCATTCATTGCACGGTTTCCTTTGTTGTTTGGGTTGTTACTGATGATTTGGTGCCCCACGGCCGCCAGCCGTAAAGCTTCCAAAGCTCCAAACCGACCTTCAGGTTGCGCTTCGGGTCGGTCAGATCGGTGCGGCTGGTGATCCAGCCGTTGCGGGTGGCCCAACCTACGTTGCTGCCGTTGATTTGCAGCAGGCCGTAGGAGCCTCCCCACGGGTCTCGCGGGTTGTTGGCGGTTGGTGCGCAGCGGGATTCGCGCCACATGATGCGGGCAAGGTTCCAGCGTTCGGTTTTGGGCCAGCCGACCTGTCGTGCCAGGTTGACGTAGCGGGTGCAGTCCGGCGACACGGCGGCGTCGGCGGGGGTTGCGGTGAGTGTTGCGGCGATCAGCACGGCTGCCGCGGCTCGCCTAACGGCGGGCTCCTCGGTCGAGGGTCATGGCGGGGTTCCTTCCTTCGATCAGCGACCGCCAAATGGTCAGTCGTTGGGCGTGGTCGTGCGCTCCTCCGCGTCGCGCTGTGGTGGTCGTGCCGGTGTTCTCAATGACGCCTGCACGGCTGGCCGCTAGAAGCCTAGCGGCGAGGCCTTTGCCGACAGGGAACGTGGCGGGCAGTTCTGCCCAAATGTCGTCGGCGGTGATAAACGTCTTTTTGGCTGCCGCGTTGCGGATCGCCTGATCGACGGCGGCTGCTTGGCGGGTGTCCCATTTGGCGTCGGCGGAGCCTTGTGACAGCTCTAGGCCGCGTTCAAGGTTGCCGATTGGGTCTTTGACACAGACGTAGTGGGCGTCTGTTTGGCCGATCATCATTGGCCGCTGACAAATGCGGCAAAGCGGGTATTTATTCACGTTTCCTCCTGGTTGGGGTCAGGGTGCGTGAGACTTTAGCGAACTCTACGGACGGGGTGTGGGATCATCCGCAGTACTGCCAATGCCAGGCTTCGAACTCTGGCGATTTAGGGTCGTCCGATTGGAGGTAGAAGCCGTAGGTGGGGGCGTTAGCGCACAGCCAGTCGAGCACTTTGGCGGTGGTGACGTCGAGGTCGATGGCGAGGCCGAGGCCGTGGTTGGATTTGCCTGGCGTTGAGCACGGTGCCATGCCAGGACGTAGGTACCACGTTTCGTTTTCCCAGGTGCGGGTGATTTGCGGGTTGCGGCCGTGATCGGTTTTGGAGTAGCGCTGCTTGAACAGGCCGAGCTGCGCCTCAAAGGATCGATAGTCGCCCACGTTGCGGAGCTTGATACCGGACTGAGTTGCCTGGTCGTACATGCGATCGAAGGCTTCGGCGGCTTCGACGTACATTTGGCCGCCGCACTTGACAGGGCGCAGGATTTTCCCTGAGAGTTTGCCGTTGGGCACGGCTTGTAGGGCCGCAGGAACGACGAGTTTTTTGTACGGGTACTTGGAGGCCTTTTTGGCCTTCTCGGCGGCCACAGGGGCTTCTGCGGGCTTGGCGGCGGCTTTCTTGGCGGCTTTCTTGACGGCCATTACGCGCCTTTCTCTTGAAGCACTTGAAGGGTTTCGGTAGCGGTGGCCGTGATGGCCCACAGCTCTTGGCCGCGGGGAATGAAGAATTGGATCGGCGTGGTGTGCTTGACGGTTTCTAGGCCGCTCGTTGATGTCACGTCTGATCCGCCTAGGTAGACGGTGCCGTTACCGGCGACGTGCAGGTAGACGTATTGCGCGAACGGGTTGCTAGCGACGATTTTGCTGGCTGTGGTCGTGATCGTGTGCTGAGTGGCTTTCATGCGTCAGGTTTCCCGTCTCCGTCCAGGTCTTTTTTGCCGCTGGTGGTGATCATGACGCCCGACAGGGTGCCGGACAAGAAAAGAACTATTGGACTTATCAAATTCAGCAGTTCCTTGTCCGTTTCGGGCATCGTCGGCCCTTGGGGGATGAAAAGCAGGTTGATGAACACGGCGACCATGGTCAGGACGAGGGTGCCGGCGAGGGTGATGCCGACCCAGAAACGCAGTCGAGCGTTAAGTTGCTCGGGGGTGTAGGGGGCTCGGTTTGGGGTGAGTTTGTCTAGCACGTCAGGGCCTCCGTTTGGCCTTGGTCTGGTGTTGCGATTGGGCTGGTGAGCGCACGGTTTTTTGTTCGGATCGTGGTTGCTGGTTGGCATTCGATCCATGTTTTGTTGTTGCAGCTGCTAGCCAGCACGGTGATTAGCGCCGCCACGATGGCGACGCGGGTTTTCATTCTGGGGTTGCCTCCTCGGCGTTTTCTGGTGTCCAACCAGACTCAATGAGCGCGGCGTATTCTTCGTCGCTAATTTCGCGCACGGTGATTTCGCCAGTTTCAACATTGTGAAATGTTTCTTGTGGTTTCATGCTTTCCTGTATCCGTAGACGGTGTAATTAAACCCCACGTTGCCCGTTCCGCTCAACGTAATACGAAAGCCGTCAAAACTAACCGCTTCGCCTTGTACGAACCCGCCTGACCTGTACGCGTAGGCACCTTCGTATCCTTGGGCTATGACCAACGACATGGTGCGATCGGTGACTTGCGGATTCAATACGTCGATAGTGCACGCGCCGAGCGTTGCATTTGCAAACGTGTCGATGTAGGTGCCAATTTCTGCAAACGATTGCGCCGCCAAGCCGGTGTTATTCGTCGTGCCGTTAGCTCGGTAGCCGTTGTACGCGTAATCGTAAAACATATTTGCGTTTGTTACGCCTCCCGCCCTGAATTGCAGCCGCAAGGCTCGGGCCGCTGTTGAGACTTGGATTGCGTTCAAAATGATTCGGTAATTCTGGTAGGTGCTCGTAAAACACCCGTCAACATTCAGCGCAGTCGTGCCTGACTGTGTCCCGCTGGTGACGTAGACCAGGCCGCCGTTGTTTAGGTAGGTGTTGGTGTCGGCGGCGGTGAGGACTTCGCCGGTTGTGAACGTTTTTATTGCCATTAGAACCCCAATTTGTTGCTGTCTAGTTTGCCGTAAATGCTGTCATTCAAAACCAAATACGCGTTCTGGTCTTGTCCTGACATGAAGATCGTGAATCGGGTTTGCCCTGGTCTAGCGCTGATCTGGATACCTTCGCCGATGGTGTAATAGGTGCTGCCACGGAACACGATCGCGAACTTGGTGTTGATCGGGTCGGTGGCCAAAATCAGCGGCTGTCCGTTTGCTGCGCCGGTGCCGATGGTGGTGCTTTGTTCAATTTCGGTGAAACTAATTGCCGCAATTGCTTGGTTTTTATTTTGGAAATTGTTGAGCAGCCAGGTGGCGTGGTCGGATGCTTGGGCGGTGGTGTTGTCGCGGGTGTCCTTTGACAGGCCGTAGACGGGAGTCTGGTTTAGGGTTGCGGTTTGGGCCGCCAGCCCAACTGGCTGCACGACGACTTCGTTGTAGTAGTTGTCAGCGGAGCTGCGGAACTCGATCTGGTCAAACTTTTGGGCCGCCGTGTTCGATGTCGCCGTGCCGTCTGTGAAGTAGTAGGTCGATGCGTTGGCGCTGTTGCGGCCATACCACCACAGCTGTGGGGTTGCCGTGATGCTGGTGGCGGCCCCGAACATGCGGGCTTCCTCGGTGCGGGTGATTTGGTTGACAAGGTCGAGCGCGTTGCCGGTGAACGTGATCGCCGAGTTGGTCGATCGGCCGAAGAATTGCGCGGTCGACAGGCCGACCTCGGTGCCGATGTCAAGGATCGACTCGTCTGTGAGCTGCGCGGGCAGGCTGAAGTTGACGAGCGGGGCGCGGCCCCAGTCGCCCTGGATGCCTTCGCAACTGACGGACACTTCGTCCTCGGCCGCTACTTTGCCGTAGGTAATCGCGACATTACGGATTCGGCCGACGAACATGACAAAGTTGTCTTGTCCGACCACGAACCCTGGGGCGTAAATGTAGACGGTGATTTGATCGCCGAGCTTTGGGGCGGTAGTCCAGCCTGACGGGTTGCGCGTCATGAGGTTCGCGGTGTCAATGCCGTAGTCGTCAATCTGCAGGCGGCGGCCACGAAAGATGTCGACGGTTTGTACGTCTGGCAGGTTGTACCAGGTTGCGCCCTGTTTGAATTGGGCTTTCCAGACGTAGCCGGTGAGGTTAGGCATAGGTCTTGACTGGGATTGGGCCGTTAGATCGGTAGTAGCGGCGCAGGGCATCGACGACTGCGTTGGGGTCGCCGCCGTTGACGTTGATTGTGACGTTGCCGCCCATTTGGCCCATACGGTCAAGCGGCACCACGGCCTCGGGGCCCGCCTCGCCGACGAGTGCGAGCGTGGGGGACATAACTAGGCCGCCGTTGGCGAGCTCTGGGATCTCGGGTACGTCAAAGCCTTTGCCGCCGAGCCCTGGAACCCATGACGGGATTTTGAACGACAGTTTGCCGATGGTGTTATTCCAGGCTTTAGCGATCGCGTTGAACAAGCCTTTGTAGACGCCCAGGTAGGCGTTGACTGCGGATTTGATTGCGTCGACTGCGCCGGTAAACGCGGTCTTGAGGGCGCGGCCAATGCTGTCAACGATGTCGCGGAACGGCTCGAACTTCTTGTAGGCGACGACAATCGCCGCTCCGATTGCCACGATGGCCGCGGTGGCCAGGACGATCGGGTTGGCTGACATGGCAAGGTTGAACGCTTTTTGGGCGACGGTGGCGGCGGTGGTGATGACTGTCCAGGCCTTCATGGCCGTGTTGACAATCAGGACTGCGGCGGAGATGCCGCCGAACGCGGCCGCAAGCGCAACGACTAGGTCGGTGTTTTCGGAGATCCATTTGGCCGCGTCCTCGAGGTACGGCAGAAGTTTCTCGATGATGGGGATGAGGGCCGCGCCGATTGACTCTTGGGCTTCTCCGATGGCGACGCCCATGCGCTTGAAACGGCCTTCGGCAGTTTCGGCCGCCGCGGTAGCTGCACCTCCGAAGGTGTCGGCCATGATGGTGCCGAGTTCTTGGAATGACGCGCCTTCCTTGACCAGGGAACGCATTGACGGGTCTAGTTTGGCGAGGGCGGTTGTTTGGCCGTTGTAGGCCTTGCTGAGGGCCTCTGAGACGCTTGTGAGGTCTTTGCCGGTGGCCGCCGAGATGTCGAGGGCGAGGTTGAGGTTTTGTTGTGCTAGTTCGGCGGAGCCCATGCCTCGGGCCAGCGTGGCGAGTGCGTTGCGGAGATCGGTGTCGGCGACGCCGGTTGCCAATGTCATTTGGCCGATGAGATCTTCGGTGGCTGCTACCTGGGCGTCGGTTGCGCGGGTTGAGATTTTGAGCTGTCGGGCTAGTTCGGCCGAGGATTTTTGATCCTCCATCGCGGCCTTGGCCGCGCCATAGCCTGCGACTGCGAGTGCGCCGAGGGCTGCCGCCGCTGGCACGGCCGCCTTCTTGATCGCAAACTGGGCTTTCTCGCCCGCGGTCTCAAGCTGCTTGAACTCTTGAACGGCTTTGCTGATCCCTTTGCCGTCGAACTCCGAAATGATGGGGATATTGATTGCCATTTAGAGCTCTTTCTGCACTTTGCGCACAGCGTCAAGCACAGCGCGCTCCATTTCGGCCTGCACTTTTGGCAATTGACGTTCAGCGGCCGGCCAAAAAAAACGGGACACGCGGCCAAACTTGTCCAGGCTGCGGCCGAGCGGATTGGCGGTCTTTTTGCCTGCAAACTCAATGATCGATGCCGCAGGGTCGGTCTGTTGGGCTTTGATAATCGACGTGGCTTTGCGCGACGTGTCGACCTTGTGCTTCAGGCCTTTGCGAGCGCGGTTCGCGTCATACGGGAACTTCTTGTTGCCGCGTTGCGTCCAATTGCGTTCCATGCCAGAAAGCAGCTGCTCGGGGTAACGGCCGCGGGCATCCTCAAGGATCGGAGCGACAATTTGCTTTGCGTCGGCCACAAATTGCTTCCGTAGCCCTGGCTCGAGCTTGTTGAGCGAGCGGATGGCTTCCTTGACGCCTGCGACTTCGATGCCGGTGCTGGCTGTCATTTCTTGCCTCCTTTGCGCTGCTTGTTGATGATCTCGATCGCGGTCGACAGATCCCGAGCGGTGAACTCGATCTCTGGCGGCCAGTAGCCGGTGGCGACCAGCAGCTCGGCTAGGCCTCGGCTGTAGGTGCCACCTGGGAAGGGTTTGCGTCCTCCTGGCTGAGCACGTCGAGCGCCACGATTTTGCGGGCGTAGTCGTCAAACACAGGCGGGACTGCGATCCCCGATGTTTTTGACGCCTCATAGGCAAGAAACGCAAGATCTTCGGCACCGATGCCTTGTGCCAAATCACCGGCTCGACGCTTGTATTTGCGTTCCCAGCTGATGACGTTGAACAAGTTGGTGACGACGACCTGTGGGCCTTGGCCTGTGTCGACGCTGATACTGATTTTCATGGGTTGTCTCCTTGCACGGTTGGAGGGTTGGATCAGGTAATGTCGCGTACCCAGGTGCCGCCGGTGAACGTCACCTCAGCGGTCGAGAGCTCGCCCACGGTCGAGTTGATCGGCGTAAACGCCTCAAGGAAGCAGCCGGTGATCGTGTACTCAGGGTTGGTGGCCGATTCGGTCGTGCCCGAGGGCGAGATGACGAGGGTGGCGGTTCCGCCGTTGACCACGTCATACAGGGTGGCTTCGATTTCGCCGGTGCCGTAGCTGTTGAACAACGTCATGCTGACCTCGACGGACTGCAAGCCCTTGACGTACTGGCGGCCGGTGTTGCCCATAGCGGTCGACTCGAGCGGCTCATAGCCGACGGTGACGGTGATTGCGGAACATTGGTCGGAAACATCGACGGCCCCACCGGAGCCAGCGATGCTCACCGTCGCGTTAGACAGGAAGGTGGTGGTTGCCATTTCAGTTTCTCCTTGCCGCGATGCGGCATGTCATGGTGTAAGCGGGTATTTGTTGATCGCCGACGCTGAACGTGACAGGCCGCCCAGCCGTGATGGCGAGGGTGGTTGAGGCCATGATGGTGTCGGCGGTCGTTATCAGGTAGTCCTCGGCGTCGAGGTTGCCTGGGGGAGCAGCCAAAATGGACAGCTCGAAGGTGATGTCGCCCACGTTGTACGTGAACACGTCGAAGGTCGGTGCGCCGACGAAAACGGTCATTGGGCGGGCGTTCCGCGGATCGGTGACGACTGCGAGGCCAAGCGCGGTGAGCGCGTTGACGATCGCGCTGCGGGATTCGGCGAAAATGCCTGTCGCGGCCATTAGGCCACCTGGCTGCGGCGGATGCCGAGCAGACGCATGATTTGGCCCATCGTGCCGGTCGGTGCTGTCACGGCCATGTCTTGAAACGAGGCGTAGGAGTCGACGCTGCCGCGTTCGCGGTAGAGGGCCGCCGCGTACATGATTGTGCCGAGCTTGACGGCGCTACTTGGCGCGGTCGACAGGCTTTCGGCTTGGTAGCCGCCCATTTTCCGCGCCTTGTAGGCCCAAGCGTTGGCGGCATCCGTGCATACCCCAACGAAGGTTGTGTCGTTGGCGGTAGCAACGGAAATACCGAGCCACGACAGAACGTCTGCGGCGACGATCCATGTGCACGTTTCTGTCCAGGTGAGCGTTCCGGCCATCGCGTCGCGGGCAACATCCGTGCCAGCGTTCGCAACGAGCAACTGGTTGAGGATGATGATTTCGTCGTCGAACGTGAAGTCGCCTTCGTCGTCGATGCCGGTGAAGTACCTGGTGGGGACGTCAAGCACGGTGAATGTGCCGTTGAACCCTGTGGTGCCGGTGACTGTGACGCTTTGGCCGATGCCGATTTCGGTCGCCTCAAGGGTCTGCAGCACGGCATAGCCATCGACACGTTGCGTGTGCGTGACGGTGAATGATGCCATGTGCAGACTCCTCGGTGGCTAGCGGTTGATCAGACGAACGTTGCCTTGACGAACTTCGATGCGTCGATCATCAGCGTG